GACGCGAGTCACAGCTGGGTCCTCACGGGCCCTGTTGGTGAAGCGTAGTCAGAACTCCATCGGCGCTAAGGTCAAGCCAAAGCGTCGTTCGGGAGTGGAGTTCGTCTCTGCTCCGCCTAATTACGACTGGTTGGCTGGGAGGTACTACTCGAAGAGTGAGATTAGTACCCTCCAGCGTCTGTTGCGCGATCTCGGTGGGAGGAGGAAGGGATCCAAGCGGCGACTGGCCCGGTTTATTCAACCGTGCTGGGAAGCCGTCTGGTCCGCATTCTTCTTGACCGACCGAAATCTCCCCCGGAAAGAAGTCTCCCGTGTCCGGTTCTGGATCACGAAGGAGGCCATAGATGCCGGACCTGAATCGGTTGCGAAGGTACTGAAGCAATTCAGTACCATCTGCCGATGGGTAGCGGCTACTATGGATACTCCTCGCGATCTTTACCTGGACGCTGGACCACCACCTCAGTTTGACCCCGCGACTCCGAAGTGCCTGAAGAGGATCCTTAAGGACGTGTGGAAAGTCAAAGACCGATCGTTGCGTCTGGATTGTTTGATCCAGATGTCTTACATCGGTCGGGCTCTTCCATTCCCTACGAAGGGCTCTTCTGTTGTTCCTTCGGTACTCAAAGCGCACGCTGGACGCCTTCAGAAGGTGCATCAGGATGATCCGGCCCGTCGGAAGCGCTTGTACGATTTCTGTGTGAACTGGGCGTCTGAACGTCGGGAATGTGTCCCGTCGGCCTCGTCGATGAAGGTGACGACTTCTGCCTGCGTCCACTCTACCCGTGATCAGGGCGGCCTTCGGGCCGCTCTGACTGGGATTGTGGATGCATGGTTTGAAGAAGAAGCCTCCTCGATCGAGAGTCCCGACTTGTGGGAATTCCCGTCGTTCGTGGACGACACCCGGTTCACCGAAACCGGCGAGCAAAACCGACGCGGTCACCCGCGACCACTCAGAGGATCGGTCGAGTATGTGTGCAATATACTCGAGAATCCCGATGACGAGCGGAAGCGGATTGCGCGGATCTTGAGAGATGCGTCCCTCCGTTGGGCACGGCAACGAATTCACTACCGGCATGGTAGGGATCCGGACTGGGACCCGCCCGAGGCGGAGGTACTCGCAGTTGAGGAACGTGGGTTTAAAGCCCGCGTCGTCACTAAGAGTCCTCCGCAATTGGTCGAGCTCGGTCACCTGGTCCGCGGATTGGTATGGCCGATGCTGGAGTCGGATCCCAGAGTGAGGGTATCCTTGGAGGGGAAGCGCCTTGAGGCTCTCTTTGAGAACCTCTCGGATCATCCTATCCAAGTTCCGCTCGAACTCGGAGATCTGGCCCTGGTATCGGCTGACCTTTCCGCTGCCACGGATTCCTTTGCCGCGTGGTCCATCGAAGCCGTTTGGGAAGGCGTGTGCGATGGTGTGGGGTTCGACTCTGATATTCGGCTCATTGGTCGCATGTTGTTGGGGCCGATGGAAGTCCGTTACCCGGAGGATAGTGGGATAGGTTCGTTTACCAGCCAAGCGGGATGCCTTATGGGCCTCCCCTTGTCCTGGTTCGTTCTGAACCTCATAAACCTCTGGGCATGCGAGGACGCCGTCCGACAGTCGATGGCGGAGCACCGCGTACCCGGCTTTGCCGGGGAGCGGTTGCTCCGCCTCGCTGTCTGTGGCGATGACCTTGCAGCCATTATGGCACGGTCTGCACATCGGCTCTATCGGGATAACTTGGAATCTGTAGGAAGCGGCTTCTCGGCGGGTAAACATCTGGTGTCCCGCGACCTCCTTCTCTTCACAGAGCAGGTGGCCGAGTTCATCCAGGCGGAACGTCCCGCCCCAGCTTGGACTGCCGCTGGATCTGCAGGAATCCCGTTGACCTATCTTTACCCGTACCGGATGTGTGACGTGATGCCTGTTCGGGCATTGGTCCACCCCGGTCACTTTGCGGTAAAGAAGGTCAGTGGACCGGTTCGGTTTGAGCAACCGAGTTGGTCCACAGCGGGCCCTGCAATATCCAGCTCTATCCCTGACTGGGCCTCTCCGCGCTTGCGCAGGAGAGTCGCTGTAGCCTGTAGATTCCTCCGTCCCGAACGCAAGCGACTTCTTGAAGCCGGTATCGCGGTCGAACTTCCCCGCGAGGTCGGTGGAGGTGGTTTCCCTCCCTTTAACCCTGACCGCAGCTTCCGTGATGCTCCCAGAATTTGGCGTCGTTTCGTCCTTTCGGCTTTCATCTTTGGAGGAAAGTCGATACGAAAGGCGCGCCAACTCTGGCTTGTGAGCGGAGTTGCGGGCGATACGCTTGAAGAGGCCTTGGCGATTGCCGAAGAACGGCTCCCTCACTTGATCATCGACGACATGACGGACATGTTCACCCACCCTCGAGACTGTGCTCAGGTCTCGATGTCGGGGGGTGGACTGTGCTTGACTGAGTCCGATGCCGAGTTGAGGGTAGCCGCTACTTGGGCTCCCGCACTGAGCGTTGGTTCCTTCTTCGAACCGCGTCGCTATGCGACGAAGTTCTGGAAGTTCAACCAGCAGCTCAGGCGCCTCATCTTGTCCGAATCGCACAGGGTGACAGGACGTGGAGGAAAACTTTCCGGTAGAACCGATTCTGAGATCCTTGAATCGGTGCGCGACTTGGCAGACGGGAGGGTACTTCTTCTTGACTCGAACGATGTACCTCCCAGCCTTTCCGTCGAATTGGGCACCCGCCTGGGAAATCCAGGTAGATGGGCGTCGCCCCAGAAGAGGCCTATCCGCTCGTACCGTCGTCGTTGATGTTAGATCCAACATCACGATTCCAG